CTGCTGCGCTGAAAAAAGCCGGCTATTCCGTAAACTAATCGAAAAGGGAGACGATATTATGAACGTAAAGACAATCGAAAATATTAGCGCGGGCACAGTCGCCCGGTTCGTACTACTTGCGCTGGCACTCGTTAACCAGACGCTTACGATGACAGGTTACAGTCCGATTCCGGTCGATGAGGAAGGCGTGCAGCAATTTATTTCGCTCGCGTTCATGGGCGTGACTTCGCTGTGGGCGTACTGGAAAAATAACGACGTGACGAAGAAAGCGCGGACAAAAGGCGAATAGATAACGGAACTTTTGGCGGGCGCCTGCGTATAAATTCGTAGGTGCTCTTATACATAAACTGGTTTGCGGTTAAAGCTTCCGGTATCGTATAATTTTACCTGTGAGGAGGGGGACAATTGAAAGAAACACCGTTTTACAAGTCAAACTGGTTTACTATTCTTATGCTTATTGTGTTTTTTCCTGTGGGTTTAATTTTAATGTGGGCTAATAAAAAATGGACAGTAGCCACACGAATTGTCGTGAGTATCGTTATTGTGGTATTAGCAATTGTTGGGTACTCGACGCGAGAAAATCAAACAGGAAACGTTGCCGCAAGTAGTGACAGCGCGGTGAAAGAGGAGAAAAAGGATTCCTCAAATAGTAAACAAGAATCTAAAAAGAATGTAGAAAAAGTTGATAAAGAGAAGGAAAAGAAAGAGAAGAGCAACAGTGGCTCGGAAACTAAAAAGGATCCCGATAAACTGAGCAAAGAGAGTTTGGTTAAAGATATACAAAAGCTCGTCGGCAAGAAAGCGGGAGACAAGCAAAAAGTATCTAAAGTCGACTTAATCAGTACCGCAGACGATAACAACCGACCTAAAAAAACTGTAAATATAACTTTAAATGGTTCAGATAATTTAACTTCTAAAATGATTAAGCAAGGGATGTTCATGGACGCCGAGAAGATCTTCCCAAAAGTTTTCGAAAACAAAGAAGTAGAGAGGGTAATCTTAATATGGAATTTTCCTTTAGTTGATGTTAAAGGGAACTCCAAATCAGAAAAAGTATTATCTATTCAACTAGAACGAAAAACAAATGAGGAGATAAACTGGGAAAATTTCGATAGAAATAATTTCTCGCTCATTGCGGATTACTATTATGAACATCCCGTTTTAAATAAATAGAATGTAAACCGTTCCCCGACTTTAACTAGTTGGGGTTCTTCTTTTAGTCACGAACCTCGAATAACTCATTCATATCAGTAATCCCCAAACCTTCCGCAACCTTTGCGATATGCTCCCTGTTAAAAGTGCTGCGTTGATTTGCGCAGAGTTCTGATATTACATTATGCCTCACGCCAATTTCTTCGGCGAACTTCGTCTTCTTTATTCCCCGCTTGTCCAATATTTCCTCAAGTTTTATGTATAGGCGCATTTTATTCACCTCTAAACATTTGATGATTATATTCTATCGCGTTATCGATAATTTGTAAATATGTTATTGACATATCGATAATTAATCAATATTATTTAATTATCACCATATCGATAATACGATGGAAGGCGGAATTGTTATGCGTTACTTAGCGGAACACCAAACGTTCGACTCGACGGCCGAACTCAACACGGCAGTCTACGAACACATCAAGCGCAATACATACGAATTAAACGACACGGACCGGCTGACGCTGAAGACGATCGCTCGCTATGCGGTCAAATTCGCCGGCGCTGCGCATCTTAAAGCGGAAACACTCGCAGACCTCATCGGAAAGTCCGTCAAGACTGCGCGTCGTGTCGTCAACAAACTCGCATCACTTTCGATCATTCAAAAGATCGCGACAACACGGAAAATAAACGGAGGGCATGGCGCTAATATCATCGTCATTCTACCGGTTGACCAGTCGACAATGACCACGCGTGAGGACACGACGAAGTCAACGGAGACAACGTCTGAAGCGCCTAAAATTACGAATGAACCATCGCATTCTATTAATCTTTCAAAAAATCACGTAATAGATACGGTGCCGGCCTGCGGTCTTAAAAACGCGTTACCAAGCGAAATCTACTCCGCAATGGCGCGCTACTTCGAAGCAGACGAAATTTATAAATACTACGGCATCTTATTGCGGGCTAAGGCGAGCGTAGATCCGACGCTAATACTCGAAGAGCATCCGCAACCATTCGTTGAAGCGTGGCATGCAGCGATTCTCAAACGAAAACAGCAGAAAATTAGGCGCTTTGACGACTACCTATACGCTAGCTTCCGACAAGCCGCATGGACGGTAAAAGCCCGTGAAAATCGCGTTAAAAACGTTGGGCTATTGGCGGAGTTCGAAACGTTCCTCCAAGCGGAATAGATTGCGTTCGAACATTTGTTCGTGTTATACTTTCGTCATAGATAACGAATAGGACCGAAGGAGGACCCACGAATGACATTACGCGATAGAGGGACGATGAAATGGACGTCTATATTCTTGCCGGAGCACATTGCGCAGCTTAGGCGCCTTAAATCCGAAATCGATCACGCATATGAGCGGAAGCCATCGATTGATCCGGAGCAGTGGTCGGACTTTGAATCGAAGATACAATACGCGTACAGGACCGGCCAGGATTGCGAAATCCGTTACTGGCGGAATTGGGTGGCGGAGAGGGTGAGCGGCGTGATTGAATCCGTGGATCCGGTCGGAGGGACATTGCGGATTGACGGCGTTGACATACCGTTCAGGGAGATCGTTTGGGTTGCGTTGGGGGACGTGTGACCGACGGCTGACATACCGAGTTTCTTCTATAGAATAAATACGCTTGACATTTCCGCCAATTTTTAGCGATAATGATGTACGTAAGCATCATTCGTTCTTGTACGTAAGACTAACGGAAGTACGTCGGACATACAAATCCGATTGAATCAACGTTTGACATACCGGTGACGTCTCAATCGGCCTTCTAAGCCGTCGGTCGGGAGTTCGAATCTCTCCTGGGACGTCAGCCCATTAAATACCGGTATGTTACGATTTATCTCCGTTGAATCAAACGGTGACATAAACGTTGACATACCGGTTTTTTCGTGCGTACGTAAGACTTCCGTTAGGCTGTACGTTGGACAAATGACGCTCGACCGAACGATTTAAGGAGGCGGAATTTTACAATGGCACGGAAATTTATAACGGAAAGGCGACCTACGGCTACTCGATCTGTCCCACGGACTGACGGAGTCCCACGGCCGCCAGAACGGACGTATTCTATCGAAGAGGCCCTCGATATTTTTATTCTCGCAAAGGAGGCGGAAGGAGTCCGGGAGAGAACGATCGCCGACTACCGAAGCCACATAGGTTACTTATCGGAATATCTCTCGGCCAATTATCCGGAGGTGCTCGACGATATTGGGGCGCTGACGGCGAATATTATCCGCGAGTACGTGAACTACTTACGTAAAGAAAGGAATCCGTATAAAGGCGCTGAGTACCGCAATGAGATTGCGCGGAAAGGGTTGGCGGTCAATACGATTAATATGCGGCTGCGGACGCTGAAAACGATGTGTCGGTTTTGGCACGCTGAATCCATTGCGCCTATTAATGCGATGGAGAACATCGGACAGGTGCGCGACGACAGCAAAAAAGAGGTCGAAGGTTTTCGGGACGATGCGCTTACTAAAATACTGGATTCGTTAGATGACCGGCAGTTTGCTCAGTGGCGAGATAAGGTGCTTATGTACTTGATGTTGGACACAGGCCTGCGCCCGGAAGAAGGAACGACGGTAAAGATTTCTCAATTTGATTTTACGCGCCTAGTAGTGGTTGTGCCGTCTGAAGTTGCGAAGAATAGACGAGACCGTGAAATACCGATAACGAGAGAAGTTGCGAAAATGGTTAAGGCCCTATATGAAGAGAGTTGTCAGTATTTTGGACCGCAAGAGTATGTTTTCATAAATGCGTACGGACAGCCATTTACCTCAGGGGCTTTCAGAAAACGTCTTAATCGTATGAAGAAAAGCTTAGGACTTGAGAAAGTTTTTCCGAATATGTTTCGCCACACATTCGCCCGCAACTATATTTTAAATGGCGGAGATATTTTTACTCTTCAGCTAATCCTAGATCATGCGGATATCAAAACTACGCGTAAATATGTTCAAATGAGTAATGAGGACGTGAAGGCACAACATAATAAACACTCTCCGGTTAGGAGGTACTTACGCCGCTGATTTTTCAGCGGTTATTTTTTTTGTCTAAAACGCTGTCCGATCCGGAAAGTTTATACGCAACTAATAATGAACGCAGGAAAACGTGTGCCATTCCGGAAATGACTTCGCAGTTATCTATGACAGCGAAATTTTAAAAACGGTGTCCATTTCGGAAAGTCGTTGCGCAGTTATAAGTGAAGGCGGAAAAATTTCGAATTTATTGTGCGGTTTTAAAAAGTCGCGGGTATTATCTTGTGAGGAGGTGGTCGGATGACTCTAACGGAAAAGCAAGAACGTGCGTTGTGTGTCTTAGACGACCTGATCGATGAAGGAATAGACGTCACAAATCTACGGCAGGAAATCCACTTGTCAAATACGTACTCGTACGATGCAGTGAGAACTCGATTACGTAGGGCGTTTGGAAGCGTAGAAAATGCACTTAGGGCGTACGGTCTTTATGATCAGACAGCGGAGCCGGAACGGCTTGAATTAGAGCGGTGCTTTTACATTGACCAGGACTATCGTGTCTCAGAGAATCGATATAAGTCCGAAGAATTAAAAGAGTTGTACGGAATTTCGGAA